ATGCCTTCGCGTGTAACCTTCTACTAATTCTATACTTGTCTGTAAACACTGTCTTAAATTTTGATCTTCTGTACGATCATCATCTTCCTTGCCCATAAATTGACGTAATTCTTCTAAACCGACCCATAAGGGCTCGTATTGATAGTCGATTACCTCAAATACTTGGGACTCGGAATACAGGGTATCATTGGTCGTTATTCCTGTGGCTCTGGCGAACCAGTGACCGACTGTAACCCCGGCAGCTAGGAATAACGAATACGCATATTGGCCTACGACACTTGTAGTGGTTAAGGCCGCTGCGTTGATGTACTTGGTCTTTTGTGGCGTTAAAACGTCTACAAGAGGATTATCTACAACGGTACGCGCCCCGGCAGTATTCCAAAAGTTAAAAGTAAGGTGGTGTGTTAGACCTGCTGAAAATTGGCGGATTGACATTACTTAGTAGAAACACCGTTCCTCTTGTATCCTAAGATACCTTCTATCTTCTCTTCCAATTCTTTAACTTTATCCTGCAATTCAATAATCGCGTTCATCTTTTCAGTATCACTTTTAAGCATTTTCCATCTACGAAAAGAATCTACATCATCAAACCCTAGGGACTTAGAAACATGTTCTTCGTCTACTTCTCTGCCCCAGAGTTTATTCAAGGTTCTCGTACCATGACTTTTCGACGCCTTCAGGCTTGCCCGGAAGGATACTGTCTTTAGACACCATCTTCGATGCAGGAACAGGCTGTTCAACCTTTTCCTTGCGAAGTTCTACCTGGATTTCTCCATTTTTGAACAACTCGTGGAGATCACCGGCATCTTCATCCTTAACCGCGCCAATGGATTCAAAATTCATGCCAAGCAACATATCGCGGTTGTGCTCAAACTGACACACGGCTACGCCGTTCTTTACAACTACGCTCTCATCGTAGCAATGCTCGATAAAGTCACCTGGACCATTGCCTACGTACTTCAAAACATACAACATAAAATTCTCCTTATCTATTATACCTTAACTAAAAAAATTAGGCTAGTTGATATTATACACAAAAAAATAGGGGATGTAAAGTTAATTACACCCCCTATTAGGTTAATTGTTAAGTGGTTGTTATCCCAAAGCTTTAATACCGGTAATCATGGAAACATTGCGGTAATCCCGGACAACCAGAGTCTCATCCATGAACATCTCGAATTCCTCATATTGCGAAGTCGCCCGCGCAATAGGCATCATGGTCACTTCAGTCAAAACCGACATAAAGACTTCTTGCAAGTCAACAATGAAAAACGCTGTAGAACTTCCACCCGTCAACGATGACACAGTACCACCAGAGGTGATATTTAATGTATCAGGTATATTTGTACAAGCTACGACAGGAATATCATTATAACTCATGACCTTGAAGCCGCCCTTGATTTCGATCTTATCAACAAACCGTTGCTGCGCTTGCAGGAGAGCATTAAGCTTCCTACGCCCAGTTCGGCTAGTCAAAATCAACCCAGGATTACCCAAGTTAAGATCAATGGCGCGATCCAACGCTTCAAGCGTCAAGGTGACACCGGTACCAGTATTGGTAAGGGCAACAACTTGAGTGCTGGCATTAGTAACCATATAGCTATTAATTCCAGGCCATTGTTTGCTGTTAGCGGTAGGAGAATTACCCCAGAAAACCCGGCGTTCCTCGGCATCCCGAAGTTCGATGGCCTTTCCTTCGACTTCTTCTCTCATCAAATCAGCAATAGAAGCGCCAGTCTTTTGCACCCGACGATAAACCCGACCCTTTGACAGGATGGTTTTATACGGCAAGTACAGTTCGCTGTACGTTCCGGCTTTTTCCTCTGCGCTATCAGTCTCGATAACATCAATGTTATCGCTAAACGCATTGGCAGTCAGACCAGCCGCCCGACGATAATTCTGATAACCAGTACCAGAACCCGGCTTGCGGTCCATATTCTGACGTAGAGGATTCTGATAATCCACTAGTTTAACTAGAACTTTATCTAACTCTCTCGATTGGTAAAGCGAACTTACGTCTGCTTCTCCCAAACTCTTTTTCAATAAACTCAAATCCATTTTAAAAAATTCACCCCTCTCTTACTGTTGTAAACCGCTAATCAACATGTGTAGCTGATTTGCGGGGTTAGCCTTCTGATACTCTTCAGTTTCAGCAAGCTCTTTCTTCACAGGAACAACTTCCTCTTCTTTAGGTGCAGCACCTCTACGAATAGGAATTTCCTTAACAATTGCGCCGAGTTCGGCAATACTCTTAACGAGTTCGGTTTTGGCTTGTTCAACCTCATCTTTGGCTTTCTTAACTTCAGCCATCTGAGCATCAACTTGTTCGGATTTCTCCGTGACGCCTTTAACCATCTCTTGCAACTGAGTAACTACGGAATTAAGTGCGCTAACGTCGATCTCGACTTTTTGCACTGGAGCAACTTTCTCCTCCACAGCTTTCTCAATCACTACTTCCTCTTTCTTCTCCTCGACTACAACTTCTTCTTTTTTAATATCATCCATTATTTGACCCCCTGACTTTTGGTAGACTCGCCCGACTAGACTTGTGAGACTACGGATTATTGTTTCAACCTGAGCCTTATCCTCGCCTTGTAGATCGGGCAAGCCTAATTCTAGGTGTGTGATAGCCGACTCGAAAGACTTTTTATCTTTCTGTATATCAGCTAATACTTCTTTAATTTTTGCTCTAAGGTCACTATCCTTAGCTAGTGCCTTTTCGATGTAGTAACTTATGCTTTTAGCTTCTGGATTAGCTGGCACAGAGACTATGCTTATCTCATGTAGTTCCATGCCCTTAATCATCAAGATTTCTTTGGCTATAATACTACGCTCATCGACGTAATATTCAGAATCAGTGATGTTACCCCGGATGGAGAACTTACTAAGAGTGCCTTCTTTGATCTGCTCCCACAATTTAGGTTCAGTCTTAGAAATAGACACCTTTACCCAAAGTTTAGTATCCTGACCTTCGGCGGCGACTACCTTACCGATAGGACGATCTACGTCATGATTGAAAAGGACGGTATCATACCGACTGAGGGATTCAGCCCCCATCTTGATAGCTTCTTTAGTAACGATATGATTTTGAGAATCTAGATCAGAAGTAGAAGCGTAACCCTCTACAATCCAGTTACCCGCAGGGGTACTATGCTTTTCTATGGTGGAATTATCTAAAAGTAGTTCTGCGTTAAAAGGTAAAACATCCATATTTATTAATTATTGTACTAATAAATAAGGATTCACGCAACAAGTAGCTAATTTTGCACAAAAAAAGACCCCAGACTAGAGCGTGAACTAGTCTGGGGCTTTTACTGAGGCGGGATATGTTACGGAATAAGGTCGCGTGACTGAAAGTATATTATAGCTTAAAAATTAATCATTTGCAAGCATAATTTACCCAAAAAAATCTACTATGAATTTTCATCAAAGTTTCTAAGGAATCGGCCTGTAAGGCGACTACAACAAGATCATCATCATAATTATTACGTTCATAATAAAACTGTTCGGATACAGCTTCCTCTAACGTAGGGTGTACCAAAAGTTCTTTTAACCCTTCAGATTTGCTGTACTTTACAAGAAAGTTAATCATTATTTACTTTCCCAAAGCACTAACGCCGACTTACGACCAAATTGAATAGCTTTTTCTTCGCTACTCATAAATATATCAATACGATTACCCTTTATATCCCCACCGGTATCTTCAGCGATTCGCCAGCCAATACTAGGGATAAAAACTCTAGACCCGTAAGGGATAATTCTAGGGTCTACGGCTATGGTTCTATTAGGATTCGGTAACTTCCCTATTGAGGTGATTTCACCGGCATTATAAGCAGTTAGACCGGTATACATTAGGTGTGTATTACCAAAGGCATAGAGGTTATGACGTTTTACTAGAAACTTTGCGGGAGCTGGAATAACTTCTAGGGGGGTAGGGGGAACGGGTTTAACTACTAATCCAGACCCACCCCAACCTAAAGCTACCCCTAATAGCAATCCTGATAAGAACTTCATTTTACTTCGCTATTTAAGAAGTCTCTGATAATAGCTTTATTGCGTTCCAAAATATAGTCTTGGACATTGCAACGTTTTAATTTTATCAAATATGCTTCTAAAGCTTTAAGTAGTTCTTCTTTCAAAACCCTATTTCCTTTTTAACCGGAGGTTTAGCTGGGGCTGTTACAGCTTCCGGGGGAGTACGATAAATCAACTCACCTGTCTTTTCGTCTATCATGGCAACCTCATTGCCGAGTCTATAGCTTCTCTGATCACCACCGGGAACCGGTTCCCATCCCATCTCCAGCCGAGCTTCATTAACGCTTATCATACCACGATCTGCTAAATCTGCAAGCCCTTTTGATTGTTCGTTAAAACTTTCTTGCGCGTTACGATTATAGATAAACTCGGCTTCTTCGTCAAACTCCTCTACCACGTTAAGATTGATAGCCTCACTTATCATAACCATGACAGGGCTTAACATCTTAGACTGCGACGATTTATATGAGGTATCAGCTACCTGACGACTAATATCTGTCTGGGAAGATTCAACAGGCGATAGGCCGAAGTTCCTAAACACGATACGTTCAATCATCGGAATAAGTTCGGCTACCTGCATCTCTTGGTGAGTACGGGTAAACTGCACCCATTTGACTTCATCCACATTATCAATAACTTTTAACTTAGATTTCCCGGCAAATCCCTTACTAGCTTCAAAGCTGGCCTTAGCTCGATTTAGAGCTACTTCGCCAATAATACCTAGATGCAATACGCCTGGAGGGATTTCATCTTTAGTGAAAGCCCAGGCAATGCTTTTAACCGCCAGCATCAAAAGAGCCACCTCATCTATGATTGTCTCAATAATAGGAACAGCTCCTAGAGTATAGGTATTAGGCGTAAAGAATTGAAAAATAAGATCGTCTTTTTTATGATACCGGGCTACCGTAGTAGTATCCCGTTCAAATTCTATATAGTTAACAATAAACCCATACTGGTTTATCTGGGGGGTGTAAAGGGTAGCGTCCCTAGGGATGATTTCTTTTAAATCCCCACTTGTATTTCTAACTTTCTCAATACATCCTTTACCTACTATCAGTAAGTCATTTACATATCTAGCAATTACAGAGTGAAAACTTTCATTATCTAAATTAGGATGGCTGAGAAAATGTAATATCGGCTTTAATTCCTTGGGGTTATGATACTTGTAGTCCTTTTTAACTACTGTCCAAGGAAGGGTAGATATTTCCCTGGAGATAGAGTCAACAGCGGGCCTAATGGCTGAGGATCGGGAATACAAGTCTCGTAAAAGGCTGCTATTGATTCTGCCTAGGGCTGAAGGATGCACGGCATAAGATAGCCCGGACCAATCATCATACCCGCTTTCTTTACTCGCTAGGTATTGTTTACGAAGTTCTCTATTAGTATCTTCTTCTGTTTCATGTGAAACAATTTCCGTGCCAAATTGATCAATTATCATTTAATCTCCTAAGTCCCAAACTGAAAAATTCCCGCCCATATGTGCCGATTCACAAATTTTCTTTAAGGCACTAAGCATAAGCCAGCAAGCCATAACGGTATCCGTCTTAGCTAGGGGGTAATCCCTAAGTTCTCTCATCCATATACAATATGGACATTCACACAAGTTTTCCTCGTGCTCCCCACCCGCGCCCAAGGGGATAACCCAC